TCTATAATTAGACATTCTTGTATATTAATTAATTTTTGACATTCATCTATTTTTATTATATTATTAGAATATGATAAAAAATCATCAATCATTGTTTCATTAAATATTACAGGAATTCTATTATTAGGAAGAATTTTCTTCTTAATTGCTATATTTTCTATTCTATACTTTTCTATATCATCATTATATTTTTTCAAATTAGCATCACGAATAGCAATATTTTCTAGTATTATTTTTTGTGTATCTTCAATAATCTTATTTTTTTTTCAATATCTTTATTTATTTCATTAATCTTCTTATATAATACTGTATATTTTTGATATTCATCAATCATAGCTTGTCTATTGGCATTATTAGTTAAAAAATATAGACTATCTTCTTCAATATTCATCATACAATCATAAACATTACCCATAATTTGCATTTTAAATCCATAATAATCACCATATCTAAAAGAACTATTTTGTTGTACAAATGCTTTTAGACTTTCTAATTCTGTTTCACCTGTCACAACATACATGGAACCACCTCGCATAGTTTTGTTTTTTTGTATATACTTCATATACTTTCTCATAATATTATTAGTATAGAAAAAAATAACAACCTATATATATGATAGGTGTACATATTGATGTGACTGATAATTTGGTCAAACAAGCCACCATATATTTGGAAAAAGGATGCAGAATTTTACAATTATTTGTCTCACCCAATCCATCTAATTCTCTACAGATAGAGTATGTGGAGTTAAAAAAGTTTGCATCAGATAATAAAATCCATATAGTAGTCCATATCTCTTATACGATAAATTGTGCTCAACCATGGAATACATATAGTTGGTGGATCCGACAAGCTTGTGATGAAATCAAAGTAGCTGATATGTTGGGAGCATTTGCGGTAGTTATTCATATGGGTAAATCTGGTAACCAAGATATTAAAACAGCATATGATAATATGTATCAATCATTATTATATATTTATAAACAAACTATCAAATATCCACATATACGTATATTACTTGAAACACCAGCCGGACAAGGAACTGAGATTTGTAGCAAATTGGAAGATTTTATGCATTTTTTTAGAAAATTATCAAAAAATATTAATCCACTCATACAAAAAAGATTTGGATGTTGTATAGATACATGTCATATTTTTTCTGCCGGATATGATATTCGTAATATCAGTATGATTGAAAAATATTTGGATGATTTTAATGAAATGATTGGTATTAAGCATGTTGGACTTATCCATCTTAATGATGCGATGAAGGGTTTGGGTTCTCATGTAGACCGACACCAAAATATTGGCAAAGGATATATTGGTCGCAAAGGATTATTTGCAATTGTTGATTTTTTTACCAGATTATCAATTCCTCTTATATTAGAAACTCCATTGGAAGGAATTCAAAAAGATATTAAATTAATTCAAAATCGGATTCAGAAGATTTAGGAATTTTTCCCTCATATGAATCAGTTATTTGTTTTATAATCAGATTTGATTTTTCTCTAATCTGATTGCAATAGTTTTGAATAATTTGATTCTCGGATTCAGTAATTTGATGAAATTTTATATCACATACACATATATGCTTTTGACTTTTTTTAACAAATAATCCAGATTGATTGGTAGAGATAAATTTATGTGTTGGGTACATTCGATAATCAATCAATTTATCTCTCACACCCACATATATGTGAGCAGGAATTTTAACAACCATTGCATCTGAATCTATTGTATTAAGACACGGAACTGTATGATTTGATTGTATGATTTTTCCAACCATCTGATTAATTTGTTGTTGAGATAATCGGGATAATATTATGATATGCTTTCCAATCTGATAATCAGTAAAATTATTTTGTGCATCACATAAACCACAACATATAGTTTGACAAGTCTTACAACTCATTTGATTTAATTCAATAAATAATCATTATATCATACATATTAGATTTCAATATTTTATGAGTTCAAATCAACTAATAAAAAATAAATTCACTATATATAAAAATGAATCCAACTCCACAAATGCAACAAATGATGCAATTTATGAATATGATGAATATGATGAAGGAATCAACGTCTTCTCAACCTGAACTAATAGATCCAAATAAGATTGACCCACGTGTGAGAAAAAATATAATAAATCAAAATATTACTCAAACTCAAATTGGCTTATACAAAAAATATCCAAATTTTAGACCTGTTTTGTTTGAACTTGTGCAAAATTTTACTCCAGGAGTTCCAACTAATATTTGTGATGTTAGGGTTGAATATCAACATGTATTGGATGTAGCAGAACCATATGTGGAGAAGGGTATTAACTTTACTTCATCAAATAATATGAATCCAGTTATATTGAATGTTGTTGGTAGAGATTTTACTGGAACTAATTTTGAATCCAGTGAAGAAATCCGTGACCAAGTTATTAATATGCGAACATCATTCAATAATACATCTGGTTCAAATCCACCATATCCACTCAAAGGGTCAGCGTGTGTGTATACTCGTTCGCTTACTATTATTAGGGGAAAAAATATGGTGAGTGGTGGATTTTTACCATTTCCACAAACATATAGAGTTGCAATGATAACCACCACATCAACCAAATCTACCACCCTTTTATCTCAAAACCGAATGAATTCTCATGATTATCTCACCACATTAGAGAGTATTGAGTGCGTCTTTCAGGCTGCTATTGCTGGCAAACATCCTATTCTTATATTAGCTCCATTTGGACACGATATAGATAATAATCCAATTAGTGATATAATTAGTATTTATAATTTTTGTATATTAAAATATGGACATCGTTTTAAACAAATCATCATAGGTGTGCCTCCATTTTATCCCAAAGCTGTATTTGAAACTTATAATAATAATATTATTAAACCGCAAAATATTGTAGAATCAGTTGAGGAAAAATATGAGCAAGAAGAACTTAAAAATAATTTACTTAACTCTAAAAATAATTTACAAGTTTTGGAGTTAGAATCAAATCAGTTAAAAAAAAATCAAGTAGAACAAAATAAGTTAGATCTGAATCAACTGGATCCAGAAATAAAAAAAAAAATAATCCAGCTGGTCAACCAAAGCAATTAGAAACATGACTTTGGTTGACCATCAAAATCACGTTTCGGAGCCTTTGGCGAAGTGGCTTCAGCTTGAGCTACTTCTTCAGCGATTTCAGAGCGGGCGGCTTCAGCTTGAGCGACTTCAGAGCGGGCGGCTTCAGTTTGAGCAACTTCTTCAGCGACTTCAGAGCGGGCGGCTTGAGCTTGAGCAACTTCTTCAGCGACTTCAGAGCGGGCGGCTTCAGCTTGAGTGGCTTCAGGAACAGCTGCTTCAGTAGGTTCAGGGCTAGCGGCTGCCGATTCTGTGGATTCATCAACCTGACAAAATATAGCTGCGATGGAGGCATCGTCAAAACAGCTCTTACCAAAAGTCTTTGATGCAAAGGTCTGATTAATACGCAGTATATCAAGGAGATTAGTTCTCAAATTCGGAGAACTGCGAATTGATTCGAACATCTCTCTAACGTTCTTGAGAGTCTGACAATCCCCTATGCCATCAGAGTAAACAGCAAGCAAGTCACCTTCATGAATTTCCCAAAAGCTCACATCAAACTCGCAGCTCATGCCAGACTTTTTTCCCGCAAAGTCGCCAATACTGCGTGTCATGGCAATAGTGAACTTGTCTTGAGATCGAACAGAATGACCGCTCGTCATATACATTCCAGGCTCATACCGAACATTCGATGGCTTGAGTCCATTCGACCAGGGAGAGTCGACAAATTTGCTAATAATGCGACCATCCTTGTCAAAAATTTCGGGACACCTCTCTTTGTTAAGTATAGATGGAATATCGTAGACAAAGAGTGGCTTATGCTCAATTTGTCCCGCTGCATGCAAAGCGGTGACGCGTTGAAACTCAGCCGGATTGTTAGGCTTGTGGTCTGCGGTGATTTTCACCGGCTCTTCACCAACTCTTTGCAGATAGGCATCAGAATCACCAACGTTGGCGGAAATCCACAAAGAGCCAACATTAGCACAAATGGTGGCTGTCGTCCCTCCTCTGACGATATTTCCAGACTCATCACACACATCCCCATCATAGAGATGGTACATGGGTTTTCCATCCGAATATTTCATCTCCAAAAACGTCTGGCGAAGACTTTCTTCGAGTTCTTTGGAGAGACTGGAGAAAAACTCTTTCCACTGCAGCTGAGAAAAGTTTTCCAGTTGAGCCGCACTCTCTTGAAATTTTCTGCGGGTAACATCCGAAGCTGTTTGAGCTGCTTCGCCTCCCCTTGTTCCGTGTCCATCGAAGATGCCCACAACATGAGATTTTCTGTAGTTGAAGGAAAATGATCTGTCTTGGCACCCAAGATCACCCTTTGCTCCAGGTTTAACACCATCACTGCTTGAAAAGCAAAAACGACGCATAATTCTTGTCAAGTTGAGAAACGTTGAGAAATAGTTTTTAAAAAGTAATCATACAAACAACAATAGCAATTATAATATATTCAAATATTCAATTTTTTACATCAACATATATCCCATACTGATAAAATTGCATAATATAATACATCCTGCAAACATCCATGCAATCATATCACCCATAGTTTCATCAAAATAAAACAATAAAACTGCACCCGTACAACAAAATAACATTAACCAACACATAGTTCCCATTTTTCTAATTATACCTTCAAAGATTCCCTTATAATATCCAACTCCTAAATATATGATAGATATTAAAACCGACACCACCAAATACACTTTTACCACAGTAGAAAGTTCCATCAATTATATTAGTTTGCTAAAAAAATTTAGTTTGCTAAAAAAATTTAGTTTGCTAAAAAAATTTAGTTTGCTAAAAAAATTTAGTTTGCTAAAAAAATTTAGTTTGCTAAAAAAATATTATATGATTAAATTATGGATTGTAGATATTTTGATTATGGACAAATATTAGATAATTATAGAGTATGTGCAAAATGTAAAAGACGTGCATCAAATCATAATTTGCTAAACCAAATTATTAGTTCAACTACAATTAATTTAGACTTGAGTATAATGATACAAAATTATCTAAAACCTAAATTTATATCAGTCGCTGCCGGACACTCATACTCAATAGCTCTCAAATCAGATGGAACAGTTTGTGCATGGGGATTGGATGACCACTCTCAAACAAAAGTTCCAAATCATATTCAAGGAAAAGTTATACAGATAAGTGCAGGATGGATACACGCAACTGCACTCACTTCTACTAATTTAGTTTTATGGGGCTACTATGATAGAGTTATCAATGTATCTAATATAAAACAAATTAGCTCAGGTGAAACACATAATTTGATATTACAAGATAATAAAGTTGTTGAAGTGGGAGGAATACCTTGTTTGACTATACCTAATATTATACAAAATAGAGTTATATTTGTTCAAGCCAGTTATTTTTATTCAATAGCTTTATTGGATAATCATCATATTCATATTTGGGGATACACATTATGTGGTCAGGCAGATATTCCAGATAGAGTGCAGGGAAAAATTGTATCAGTATATGGTGGCAGAGAATGTGTGATTGCAATATTGGATGATGGTGAGGTTGTGGGATGGGGACAATGCAGTTATGGACAAACAACAATTCCAACTCATATTCAAAAAAAAACTATACAAATTAGTTGTGGAGCATATCATGTAGCAGCTCTATTATCTGATCATACGGTGGTGGTGTGGGGGTCTGATATTTATGGACAAACAACAGTTCCATCCACTATTCAGAACCATGTGATACAGATTAGCTGTGGTGGATATCATACAATGGCTCTGTTGGATAATGGTGATATAGTGTGTTGGGGGTCAGATGAATTCAAACAATTAAATTTTGTTGAAGATAAATAAATTAACTTTCATACTCCGCATACTTATTTGAAATTCTCTCAATATCTGCTAATCCAATAATATTTGACTTTTGTATCTGTTGATACAACTTATGATACATCTTATCAATCAACTCAATAGCTCTGGGAGGCAGAATCAACATTGCATAAAGTCTAGGATTTAGTGGCGGATATGCAATAATATTAGGTTTAAATTTATACTTTGTATCAGATAATATGACTAACAATCCAAGAGGATGTGGAGTATTTGTATCAACATACATATAATCATACGCACAACATCGTCCGCTCTCATACATATCTAAACACCAAAGCAAGCCATCTAGATAATTTGCACATAGATTATTGCTAAATGTTTGAATGGTAAATTTTCTCACATAATGGGGTTTGAGCCTACATATTAGTGAGTGCAAAAACTTTATAAAGAATTTTTTATTCTTCATACTTTTTTTACTTTGAGTTAACAACAATGCCTCCGCATAAGAGTCCCAAATATTATTAAAAGTTAAATAACTTATTTTTGGTAAATAATCATTTCCCAACATAATACTAAGTGTTGCAAAATCATATCCCGGAGTTTCTGAGTATCCGACTGCTTCTAAATGCAAACCTAATAGTTGTCCAACACATAATACTTTATTTGATTTGCTCTGAGTATTTTTGTAAAATACAAATGTGCGATTCGGATTAGTAAGTGTAAGCATCATAACCACAATATCTGCATCATTTGATATAATTATATGTGTATCATCAGGATATTTTGATTGATTGAGCATTAGATATTTTTTTAGTTTTATTTCAGCTTCATCGTATGTTTCTTTTGTGAATAAAACATTTACACAATAAATTAATTCTAATTGTTTGATATATGGTTGTAATTTATTCGGCAACTCATTCATAAATTCTGTTCCAGGTGTAAATATCAAAGAACTTGTTTGAAGATTTAGTTGTTGTTCAGCCATACACTCTCTTCTTTTTCTTTGTAAAAATAATTTTGCAAAAGGAGCTGGACCATCAGTTGAGAAAGTTATTGAGCGAAGTGGTTTGGTTTCTATCAAAATAGAATCAATAAATGCAAATAATCTGCAAAAGAGTTCATCTTGAGACTTTACACCATACGAACAATAGTGCAAACAATAATTTAAATCTATATACACATTATCATAATATTCCAACCATTTAGATTTAAAAGCATTTGGATATTTGTCAGATATCCATTTACAATAACCTTTGATTCCCATGTTTTACTATTTTGTATCATATATATTGATATATAATACAAATATTTCAAATTTTTATAGTCAAAAAATTGAATAATTTACTATATGATGATTTGATTATCATATAAATAATTATACATCATATATAACATGAGCAAATCAACCCAGAGCATTATTTCAGAGAAATACAATAAAGAAAAATGGACACAAGCCGAAAAAAAGATTTCGCAATTTGATATGAAAATCATTCAAACACTTGTTGGATTAGGAAAAAAAACTACTGTAGAGCACCGACAAGAATTGATATCGATGGGAAACCAACTTTATCTGATTATTCGGGATAATTTGGTATCTGCTGATATTAAATTAATTAAAGATAAAATTTTAGTTGAAGAATTTGAGAAAGAACCTAAAAAAAAGGGAGGCAAGAAACACAATCCACAAAAGCTTTCAGCTGAAGATATTAAGATTAAAAATTCTCAACAAAGAGCTAAAAAAGAAGTTCAAACTATATTTGATTCATTTAGTCCAACTGATTTTAGACCACAATTAGCATTTAATTCTGATATTGTTGAAATTAAGGGTATTGGATTAATGTATGGTGCATGGTTTTTGCTAAATAATGTATCAAAATTCAAAAAAACAAAAAGTTATCCAATCGTGCTTGGTATTATTGTGGCGATTCAGAAATTTCTCAATGCTTCAAAAGGATTTGAAGGTAGGTCGATGATTCAACCAAGCAGTATGAGTCAAATATCATCTCAACTAATATGTGATTTGGATGATTGGTTGACAAAACTATTAGCTGAATTTAAATATAGTGGAATGATAGTATGTGGATATGCACCAGAACTAATCATTTATACAGATTATGATAAAGCTATTCCATCACTTGGAATTTGTCCTCGCACTCATCAAGTCCAATTATTAGATTTTTTTGAATCTAATTTGGAAAATGGATTTTTGTGTGTATACAATCCTATGATTGGTGCAGGTAAAACAACCAATATTGCCTCACTCGCATCATCTATTGAGAGATTGCGTGTTAGTGATTCAAAAAAGTATGGGATGCTCCATATGTTTTTTGTTTGCAATTTAGAATCAGTGATGGATCATGCTGCTAGCATTTGTTTTAATGCAGGTATCCGATTTGCTATTGCCGGTAGAGACCCGAGAAATGATAAGTATAAGATTGTTAATAGTTTTAATTGTAAGACAGCAGAGGAAAGAATTGTAATTATTTGTAGCTCACAAATAGGATTTGAAATAATTAATGATTATACTCTTTCAGAAAGACAAAATGTATTAGTATTTCATGATGAACCAACAATTGGATCAGATTCAAAGGATTCAGATACATTGAAACAAAACATATCTTTGCTAACCATTCCAACCAAGTATATGATAGAGTCATCAGCCACATTTCCAGAAATTGGATTGATTAAGCCAATAATTAGCAGTTTTTGTGAATCTTATCCAAAAGCAAATATTGGAACAGTATATTCTGATGAGATTCAGATAGGTTGTAATATATATAATTTTGATGGTGAGATGGTAGTGCCTCATTTAGGTGTTCGAACTGCTTCTGAGATGAAACTTGTTATTCAGAGTATTCGTAAATCTCCCTTCTTAGGAAGAAACTATACACCAGAAGTAGTGAGGAGTTTATCAGATGCAATGCAAATATTAAAAATATCAGATATTCCGGATATTAATCAGATATTTTCAAATGTTGTCAATCTATCATCCAATAAAGTCAGACAGGTAGCAATGCAACTACTTTGTATTCTCTCAGAACAACCTGATAGTGTGGTTGAGAAAGTATGCCGAAGCAAAATAACTGATACAAAAGATAATTTAGGATTTGATGAAGTGGTAGCACAACCAGATAAAACGGTTAGTTTTTGGGATACTGAAGATGATTCTGATGACCCAGCAAGTGTATTAGATTATAGCTTATTGGTAACCAAACAAGCTTATCGATTTCAAAATACAACTTTAATTGCTACAGATGATCCAGAAAAATTTGTTCTCAAACATATGATAAATTTTATTAAAGAGATTTATCAAACTGATGTAGGAGGTTCAGAGTATAAATCAACAGCTAATATTATGAGTAAATATCAGAGAGATGTTGAAATATGGGAAAAAGATAAATTACCAATAATTAAGAATACAAAAGATGAAGAAAAATTAAGCCAACGATTACAAGAACACGAAGAATTAAAACCAAAAATAAAATTTCCAGCATTTGCTCATATTGGGACAGCAGAACATATCAGCCGATATGCAGGAACAAACTCATCTCTCATATACAAAAAATTTGTTCGAACTCCAATCGATTTATCTGAGATTCCATCAGATATGTTGGTATCAGATGAGATTCTAACCGCACTATATTCTGGTATTGGTATATATGGTAAAAATGTATGTCCTCAATATATGGCTTGTGTGTTAAGACTTGCTTCTGAAGGCAAGTTGGCTTATTTGATAGCAGATGATACGATATGTTTTGGAACCAATTATCCAATTAGTAATGTTATTTGCACTGAGGAATTTGGTACTCAACATAGCACCAATACATTATTCCAACTATTTGGAAGAGCAGGACGTGTAGGGCGTTCATGGATTGCTAATGTGTATGTGACTAATAATATTGCTAAAAAAATTATTGATTATGTGCACAATAGAGGCGATTCTGAACAAGAAGCACGGAATATGTGTGATATATTTGAAAAACTAGTTGTAGAGAAAAAATTATCCGACCAAAGGAAAATTGATATAGTGATGTCGAAGTATATGCAGACACCTCAGATAACAAAATCTAGTAAGGTTTTTTTCACTCAATCAAATCCAGTTATCCAATCAAGTTCAATTGATGATATAAAAGCCATACCAACTCCCCTCAAACATACTCTTATTCCAATCAGTCAAGTTGTCGAACAACCAATTGTATGTGAAGCCAAATCTTCAAAGTCTTGGAAAGATAGACTGTCTCAATCAGATAATATGTCTTGGCGTTCAGATAAACAAGAAGTTAAATCAATTCCTAAATATCAAGTCAAAAAGTCTAATACAGATGTTAATCAACAATCATGGAGAAGAAATGGATGATTATAAAAAATTGAAATTTTTTTATTATTATATATTTATATACAAATATTATTACTTTTAAACTATCTTAAACAAAAATGAGTTTTCCGTCTTTGTACGAGCATTCTTTGTACGAGCGTTCATCCCTCTGTGCGACTACTCTCATTTTTTTTGAGGAATATTTTGGCAAAGTTTTGTCTCAGAGAGCCCGCGACGGCTTCACAGATGCCTTGTTTGTGGTTGACCAGCGGATTCAAAATCCATGGAAGTATCTGACCACGATTCCCAAACTTCGTGGCTTCCGGTGGGTCTGTTCATCCAAACCAACTGGCTTCTTTTTGAACATAAGCCTCGTAAAATTTCGGCATCGCCGATCTGCATTTTGCTCTCGCATTCGTAAGATTGTGCGTCAACGCCGCCACCCCCTCTGTGTTGCTCCTTCTCTGGAAAATCCCAACTTGCCAGAGTGTGTGAATCCGGATCCAAATGTGGATTATATTACAGCGTGTTGTTCACGCCCTGGGTGCCCTCGTGCTGAACTTCGACATAAGCTTGTGATTGAGGAGAGAGAGGCTGATATGTATTTTCATGGCAATCCTAATTGTTGGGGTGGATACTGTACTGATCCTCGGTGTGATGTTGGCTATGGCTTCTTGGTTGATTGTGCTGCTACCAATCCTAAGGAAGCTGATGAGGCTGATGAGGCTGAGGACTTTTAATTTTTTTTTTATATTTAAATTTGAACAAATTTTATTTATTCAATAGTTCATCAAATAAGTATAAAAATTGAAATTTAACAAATATTATAAATTTTAGGTAATATAAATATATTACTCTTAAATTAACTCTAACACATATATTCTCTAGTATGGCTACAGGAAATATTTTTCCAATTGGAGGTTCTGCACCTCAAACTCTTCTTATACCGTGCCGGTATGGTGCGGCTTGTTATTGCACAAATCCAGAGCATAAGAAAAAATATCAGCATCCACCTGCTCAACCACAGCTTGCTATGCCTGCTCAATTACAGCTTGTTATGCCTGCTCAACAACAGCTTGTTGTACCTGCTCAACCACAGCTTGCTATGCCTGCTCAACCACAGCTTGTTGTACCTGCTAAACTACCAATTTGTAAGTATGGTGCGGCTTGTTATCGCATGAACTTGAAACATTTGCAGAATTATCAGCATCCACTTGCTCAGCCTGCTCAACCACAGCTTGCACAGTTCCAACCCATTTCTTCTCGAATGATTGGTTCACAGCAAGCTCAGCCTTTCAGCTTGCCTTACTTTCCCCCCCAAAGTGCTTTCTTTTCGGACTAAGTGGTTTCTTCTCGCCCAAACGTTTGAGGGATTTTTTTTATTTTGTCTTGTCTTGTTAGATTGCTAATTTGAAAAAATTGATTTTTATATCTTATCAATATATATCATATCAGTAGTATTATAATAATGTCATTCTATTTATTTGGTGGTGGAGAAAAACAATTATTGGATCTGGTAGTATCAGATAATCTATCAGAACTACAAAGTATATTATCCAAATCATCATATACTCCAACTGTATTGAATCAACGTGTAGATAATTATTCTAACAACTTATTGCATTTGGCAGTAATGAATTCTAATAGTCAAATAGTAAAACTATTGTTGGAAAAAGGTTTAGACCAAACACATAAAAACAAATGGAATCAAACTCCGTGGGATTTAGCTATCCAGATGCATAATAAATCAGTCATTCAAGCATTTGTAGATAATAATATTTTGAGAGCACAAAATAGTTTTATCAAATTAGATTACAATCCCGCATCAGAATACAATCAGTTAAAGGATAAATTAAATTATGCAAATCAAAAGATTGATATTTTATCAACATCTTATCGCGATCATTTGACTTGTTTGAGTAAAACAGAACAAGTTGATTTGATTAATTTTAAATCAAGACATTCTGATTGTATGAATTTTATAACGGATTATCAGAATCTTAAATCAACAAATAAGATATTAGAAACAGATAATAAAGAACATATTATATCAAAAAAAAGACTCAGAGATGAATCAGATAATTTGATTAGAGAAAACCAACAATTAAAAAGTCAATCAGATAATTTGATTAAAGAAAACAAACAACTTATTATTGAGAATACTTCTTTACTATCCGCCAATAAAAAACTTAAGATTAGTGTTGATAGTTTGATTGCAAATAGTCGCAAACAATAAATATATTTTTTTATTTTGAATAACAATAATATAATTATGGGTCAAGTTAGTTGTCCAAAAGGTAAAATCTACCGCAAATCTTACAAAAAATCCAATAAAGTATCTGTTAAGGGTAATTGTATCAATGCAACCAGTTGGTCGGGAGCCAAAACATCGCTTACCAACAAACGTCTGATAAAAAAAAAAGATAAAATTCATCAAAAAGCTAGACAAATATTTGGAACTCCAAAATGTTCATCCAAACAAATAGTCAGGGAAGGTTATGAGCGTAATGGTAAATTTGTTAAACCTATTTGTGTGGCTTCCCGAACAGGCAAAAAATCAAAACAATTATTTGTCTTGCAATCTAATGATCTTAAACCATATGGATACCAGAAAGTTCAAACAAAATCTAAAAAACAAAGACATACTTCTTTAAAAAAAGCGGTTGAACAATCTAATCCATTATCTATTTCCCGTAAATTAAATGCTTTGAGTATTTTGAATAAAAATTCTAATCCAAAGCTATCTGGTATTTTCAAATCTGATTCAGAATGGATAAAAAAATTAAAATAGTTTATTGAGATGATTGATAAGTCGAACTGCTTGAAAATCAAGTATATGAGCATACATCCATCCACCAAATGTTCGCATCTCTGAAGGAATCTGAGCTAAATTTTTATTATAATACTCAATAACGTTGTCAACAATAATACGATTATTTGTATATGTTCCTTGTTGTTTCATATATTGTTCGGTTCCATTGAGATAATTTTCAATTCCACGTCTACTAATCCGATTATGTCTAACCGCATCATTCACAATATTCATAACCAGTAGGTCAAAACTTTTCAACCAATGATAATTGTTATTATGAGATGATAAAACTTTTTTAACAATATCAATTATAATGTGAGGCACAAACATATTCTCTGCTTTAGTAGATTTTACCAGAAAATAATATTTATTGGTAAAAATTTCCAAAAACTCCAGTGTTTGATGTTCAAATTCAGAATCATAATTAATACTCAGCCATCCAACAACTCTTACCATAAAATATAGCACTCGAGGTTGTTGAGTAGAGTATGTGTAAAGTAGTAGGTAGAAAATACATCCAACTGTGTATATTTTGATTAGATATAAATCCATATAAGTCGGAATCAGATATTCAAGAGAATAATAGTATACGATTGAGATGATAAAAGGTAGTTTGAACAAAGTAGAAATTGCAACATAAAATCTAGCAAGCCAAATCGCACGTGTTGTAATAATTTGTAGGTTTTGGTGAGAGTGAGGTAAATTGTTTTTCTCACAAAGGTCTTTGATAAAATCATCAACTTCTTGTAGTGCCAAAGTAGTTTCAGCAGTGTATGAAAAGTTATCAGCAAAATTTCGAACAATTTGTCGAAACAAAACGTAGAGCAACACATATGAGCCAAAGATTGCAATGTAGAACATTTTTTAATAATAATAATACATTTATTATTATTATTATCAATTAATCATTGATTTCAATTTTTTATATAAATTTAACAAGTTCTACTCATCCACTTTTGTATGTATGCAGATTTTTGTTCTTTTGAACAATATATGAGAAAATTCTTATCTGATTCAAGACTCTGGAGATAAGTAAGTGGAACTCTGTAATATTTGTTAAATTCCTCATATCCCCACACATAATACTTATTTTTGGTCAGATTATCAGATACTAAATTGATTGGTTTACCGATAATCTGACTAAGAATTGTATCCCACCTACCAATATCTGCAAATAATATTTTGACAAATATTTTATTATCTTTTTCAACCATATTATATCTTTTTTCAAAATCAAATGTATCAAATAATGGTATTTGATAATAATTCATAATTTCATCAATAGATTGAGATGTCTCAATAGTATTTAAAAATTTATTATTAAATAATTGGATTCCTTGTTCTAAAGTATAAGTTTCAAATAGATTGGGAACAAATATATCTTTATTTTCAAAAAATGATGATATTTTTCTCTCAATAGGTGTTCTGTATGCATCTATAATATAAACTTTTTTATTCTTAGAAGAATTATCCACCACATCAAATATACTATAGGGTTTGTTATGCATACCTTTCCAATATGAATTTGAATGCAAATGAATCGTTTTATATCCGGCTGCAACAAATGTTTGGTATAATGTCATACTTCCAGATTTTCCACCACAATAAACAAAAATATCAAAATCTTCCATATATAATTATCATATAATAATTCTATATGTTTGAACACAAAAAAGTTTTAACAAAAAAGTTTTAACAAAAAAGTTGATTTTTTTAACATATGTGTATAAAGTATTATAATAAGCATATAATAATAATGAATAACCAAGAAGTAGAAAAACAAATCATAACTTATTTGAGTGGATTACCAAATACATTTGTATTGTTTGATACAATCAAGCAAAATATTAGCTTACAATATATCGTATCATCTGAATTTAATAATATTTGTTCTCAACTTCCACAAAAATATAATAATATCAGACTATCTGATGATAATAAATGTTTGATATACGATTTAGCATCAAATAATAATATAATGCGTATGATTGAAGAATATTTAAAAAATCCTTCAAATAATCAGAATCAAATTAGTTTAACCAAATATATTGATGGAATCAGAACACCAATTCATTTAATTTGTAAAGAACAAAGAAAAGATTTACTACAAATTTTGATAGATAATTTTGATTTTAATACAGATTCTTATGATTCAGAGGGAAACAAACCAGATGACTGTTTGCCTCTAACAAATTGCGGCTATGAGATGCATAATATGTTGATTCGATATAGTTATGATAAACAAATTAATAAATTAATCGCATCCTCATATGAAACTAAAAAATATAATTCGTATTTAACTGAATATATGGTTAGCATTAGAGAGCATAATATTAAACTCAATTCACAAAATATCAAATTAGATGCTGAAAATATATGGTTGAAAGTTATGCTAAAACTATTATTGGTAATTCTATCAGTAAGTCTAACACTAAATTTTTTATAAATAATACAAATAATACAAATAATACAAATAATACAAATAATACAAATAATACAAATAATACAAATAATACAAATAATCTAAATATATAGATATATTGATATATCAGATATTATGGGAAATTTTTGGTCAAATCAAAATAAATCACAAACTTCAACTATCAAAGTATCGGATACCAAAGTATCGGATATCAAAGTATCGGATACCAAAGTATCAAAATATCAACCTCTCAGTGAAGCACAACCACCCAAATTTACAAAAATCAAATACTCACAAGTTTTGCCGACTATTTGGGAAGAATAATTTGACAAAATAATTATTTTGATAATTATTATTATTATGATAATAATTATTTTGATTATAGTTATGGTATTTATTTATATATATTATAATAATAGTGAACAATTTACTAATCAAAATATCTCTCAGACTCACAAAGAGATTGCGGATACAGGAATTAATTGTCAATACTCCCCATTTTCCGATGCATTGCACTGTAAGGCTTATCCAGAATGGTGGTTTTATACCGCAAACAATATATATTGATTCTAAAATTTATAGGTTAAGAGATGCAGGATTGGTAACAGCAAAATCTATTTTTCTAACATTTAGTTTGTTAACCAAATAAGTCGATAAGCCAAATAATACCATTCCCCACACTATATCGATACAAACTGTTTGATAATTCCAATCATCAAATATTGCTGCATTGGTTAACTCATATGTTCCAAATACTAATAAGCCCAACATTGCAGCATCATATACACTTCTATGTTCTCTAATAATAAAATAATACAAACCAACCGCCATAACAGCATAACATAGGATGGCGGGTATGGGGTGCAAAATAAGTTTAGATTTTTGAACTGCTTCAACTTGCTTTGAAAACATATTTTGTGCCGAATATAAGAATATAGAATCTAACAAAACTAGTATACCGCATAGAGTTATAAATCTCTTAACATCATAATTTAACATTATATATTATGATTAGACTTTTTTTTTATCAATTTATTTAATCCTGTATATTGCAAAAAATAATCCGCATAATAATCAGTTACTTTTTGCACATATGGAATTGCTTTGCTATAAGATGCGTTGATTTGTCTAAATATCAACATATTATAATTAGTGATT